TTACTACCGTATGTACCCTTACCTTGTGGCATTTGATTCTCCTGTTATGTTTCATATACTATACAATGTATACTGTAGCGTACATTAAAACGTACGTTTACTACCATTTGCTTTTGTTTGCCCAGTATGCCGCATGCCTTCTCATTCTGGATTTAAACCTTTTTCTAGAGTGGCAAGCCTTAACTTGAGGTTATGTATGTCATCTAAGAGTTCTTCACTTTTAGTTATTTGTTTATCGACAAGACCCGCTGTGTATTCGATTAGCATATCTTGCCGCGCATCAGCAGGGAGCGCCCCTAACTCGCCTCTGGGCCATTTAATACGGAACTCAGAGTTAGACTCTATGTCCATCTGAGTTTTGTCTAAGGCATGTTCAAGGGTATTTAACCGCTCTTGTATAGAGAAGTACGCCATTGTAGATACTGATGTAAACGCAATCATTGCAATCAGATTCCTGAGCGGAATTGTTACCGCTGTGTCTTCAGATAATTCGGCCATCAGATCACCACTTAGAACGGTTAGCCCAGTAGGCCGCGCTCATTTTGCCCTTAGCGATGTTCTTAGCGTGTCGAGCCTTGAATGATTTACGTCTTGCTTTTTCTGAAGCAGTCTTTGGATTTTTACCTGCACCTGAAACACCTTGCTGTCCATAGCGGATAGTCTTTACTTTATCTCCTTCCTTAGCCACCACCACATGACTTTTGGTAGCATGGTTGGGAGTTCGTTTAGGTTTGTTAAAACCGCTAACTCCTGCTCTTACTAATCTAGGGTCTTTAGCCATTAGTTAGCCCTCTCTTTAATAGCTACTTCTCTTTCCTTTAATAACTGATCGGAAACCTTAAGTCTACGTTCAAACTCACGGTCATCATCGTTACCTTCCCGTATGTTAGTAGTGATAGCTTTAATCTTGTCAATCTCTAACTCTTGAGGTATAGATTGAGCTTCAGTAGCAAGCTTTTGCGCTCTTGCCTGTGATTCAATAGCTTGACCTTCTAAGGCCGCAGTCTGTGACGCTTGGAACGCTAACTGTGATTCCTGAGCCGCTTGCTGTGCTTGTTGTGCTTCAGGGTCAGGCTGATTAGCTTTTTCAAGGGCCGCTATAAGTTCCTCACGATTACCTACGTTCATGTTATCAATAATCGACATGATAAGCTGTGAGTACATTGGAGTTTCAGGTGACATAGTTTGTAACAACTGTACAAGCTGTGTAACTTCGTACTCACGCGCAATAATGCCTAGTGAACTGGAAGTATGGAACTTGTAGTCAGCAACAGGATATGCTTCAGGATTAAACTGCATGTATCTATGTGCGGCTTTAGTTACAAAAGGGATTAGAAAAGATTCTTGAAAGTTAATTAAAGTTCGCTTATGACGCTTAATAATAGCACCTAAGCTCATGGAAATACCTGCGGCAGTGGAGTCACCGTTGATTGATCCTGAGATACCTGCGGAATCAATAGCGCCTGTAGCTGTCTGTACCATGCGTTGTAAAGCATCAGCCTGTGCAAAACTAATCTGACTTACATTACCAAAGTTAAATGGCTGTATGACTTCATTAGGCGCACCATTAGTTAAGATAACCTTACCTGCACGTACTTCAGGTCTAGCACCTCTAGGCATACGTGTAGCGTCCATTGCTAACATAGGGTGTATAGTAAGAGCAAGAGCGTCTATTCTAGCTCGTATTTCAGCGTCTAACGCCTTTTGAGAGTTATACCCTTTCTCACATACCCCTCTGCCCCAGAAACGGCTAGGAACGACATCCCAAGGAAATGCTATAATAGGTCTATCCCCCATCATGTAAGGGTTAGCTTCCGCTTTTAATAAAGTTCCATCATTAGCTACAACAACAATAGCTTCTACATAATAACTTTTACTTTCTTCTTCATTATCATTAACTAGTGTAGCTATTTCCTCTGCTTCGGATTCCTTTTGAGCCATCTCTAATAGATGTCTAGGTACAAAACCGTAGTATTTAGTTAGACGTACTTTGTCATCGTCGTGTGCTACTAGGTCTTGATCAGGCTCTATGTCAAAATCAGGAGCCGCCATAGTAACTTCTACATTTCTATAGATACCTTGTTCCTGTAACTGCTCAACTAAGTGTAAGGATACAAATTCATCCACTGCACAACCTAAAGCTTCCTCTACGGAAGTAGCTAGAGGGTCAATAAGAAAGTTTTGAGGCATTACTGGACGCAGTTTAACGCAAGTTTTTTCCGTAATATTAACACCAACGGCTGTTAGCTCACCACCCATAACAGGTTGGGTTGCAGGGGCCATTTCCTTTTCTTCCTCAAGAACAATCTCCGCAATACCTGTACCAAACACAGCGGCATTTAGAAGACACTCAGCAACACCTTTCCGTACTCTGTTCTTTTTAAAGTCTTTATACAAAGTTTCACGTAAAAGAGATATATCTTGCTTTTCTCTATCATTTATATCGTCCTCAATGTCAAACCAACGGCCTCGACCAAAAGTTGCTTCCTCTAATTCAGCAACTGAAGACTCTACTGCTTGTTGTAATGCAGGACTGACAATCCGTGATCTCTCTGAGTCCCTAGTTCTGTCTGCGGAAGACCACTGTCCTCTCCATAACCGATAATATTCATCAAATTTACGTGAATAATTAGTATCAAAGTGATCTCGCCAACCTTGACACTTATTAATTACCCAACCTTCAAGCGTTTGTTCCAATACAAATTGATCTCTTTCTTCATTTAGCATATTAATACCCTGCGTATGCGTCTAATAGTTGATATTCTTCTTCCTCAAAGTCCGATGTGTACGCTATGTTAGCTAATTGGTCTATGTAAGCCAAAGAATCAATTAAATCATCGTGAACTAATTGGTTAGGGAACTGAAATAACTCATCAAGGAACTGACTATTCCATTCTCCTTTATTCAAGGAAATTGTACCGTGTTCAAATCTACCTTGTAAAGCCCAAACAATCCTGTCAGTTTTCTTTTTATTACCGTGGGTAAGCTCATCCACCCTAAAGAAGCGTTGATTCTTCTTCATGTAGTCACTTAAGTATGGAAGGACAGCGTTCTTTAGTGCTCCTTTCTCTATACCTACGGCTACTGGTTGGTAGTCTCTGACTGCTTGGAAGATTCTTCTGGCAGTCTCTTGGACGCCCCAACGCCCATGTACAATATTAGCGACCCACCAACCTTCTTCGTTTGCTTTAACAATAGAGATAGCCGTTTGGTCAAGTCTTTTTGTCTTCGTTGTAACTTTAGCGACATCCGCAAAACCCGCCAAGTCAACCGCAATGTAAAACTGACCTTGCTCAGGCTCTTCCTCAGAAAATTTAATATATTCTTCTTTGAATAATTCACTACCTTGAGCCTCAAAGGATGCCATAAACTCCTGACGGAAGGAAAAAGCAGACATGGATTTCTTAGCCGCTTCAATTTCCTCAGGGTCTAGCAACGGGTTGTCGTAGCTTGTAAAGTGATAACCTACAAAGGTAGGATCGTCCGACACACAAGCGTATGTATATAAATCATAAAAGTGATTTCTACCCATTGGCGTACCAATGAATAATGCGTCACCCTTTTGGTCAGCCAAGGCAGGTCTCAGTATCTGCTCCCATACCTCAGGCTTCATGTCAGCGTACTCATCCATAACCAAGAACCTAAGACTGACACCACGCATGGTTTCCGGCCTATCAGCACCTTTAAGGGCTATGGTTGCACCGTTAACTAATTTTATTTGTAAGTTATTTACATGACTAGTTGCTATAACAGGATGACCTATCTCTAGCAAGACTTGCCACATAATGTCCCTAGCCTGTCCTTGTGTAGGGGCAACGTAGAACACATGTCCACGTTCAGCTTGCAAGGCTCTAATGATTAGCATCCAAGCGGCTAATCTACTTTTACCTGTACGTCTACCTGCCGCTATTACTTTAAATCTTGTTTTATCATTAAAGACTTTTTGTTGCCACGGGAGTAGCGATACATTAAGCTCAGTCAATTAATAAGTCCACATTACTGGGCTAAGACCATCATCGTATAAATCACGGGTGTCAACATGCACAAAGCTACTAGCAACTCCGATTCCTGTGAATCCAAGCGAAATGGCTTGTTCCACAATTTTAAATCTTTGTACACCGTCCGTAACTTTAATGTCTGCCGCATGGCCTTGTGAATGCTGTCCTGCAATTTTTTTAGAAGCCTCTATAGGGTGTGAAGGGGAGCGATAACCGCTAGTGATTACAAAGGGGAAACCGCAAGCTTCCCTCAGTTCATCTAATCGTTCAATGAACTCATCCTTAATTCTATTCTCACCTGTGTACTGACAGGAGAACTCTTCTCTGGAAAAATACTTAGCCATCTATATACTCTCCTTCTATATCATTATCACCCGACACCACGGTAGTCTCACCGCCAACGCCTGTAATATTGATCTGTATGGCTGACCTACCTGCTCCTTTGACTACATCCTTTTCAAAGACAGCAGTAGGGAGGATTCGATCCATAACTAACTTCCATGCCGCGGCTTGATTCTTATGATCATCGTTTAGGGCCGCATCAAAGATTGACTCTAACACCTTACGAGACTTAGGGGATGTCAACATCCGACTTTTATACTCGTTGATGATTGCCGCA